TATTTGTTGATCTATTGCAGACATACTCAATGTTGCTGTTTGCGCTGTGAAGTGTACGGTTGGGAAGCGCTTAACCCAGAAGTTGCCTATGAATGATTTTTCGGTGTCTGTGGCACCGCCAAACACTACTGGTATTACTTTGTTGTATGTCACGCTTCTTATGCCTTGTGTGTCTTGGCTTGTTGTGTCATTAACAAATGTGGCGCCGCTACCGCTTGCCGGTAGTTGTGCTTGTATCTGTGCCTGATTCACGGTGTCGACGGTGTTGTACTGGGTGCTAACGTTTTTTAGTGGGAACTTGTCGGCGGTTTTGTCACCTGTCATGTCAAACGTTTTAAAGTGATCTGTACTGCTGACTGTTTCTTTTGTGAGTAAACGGTTTATGTAGGCGGCGTTTAGCGTCCATTTCGCTGTACTACTGTCATATGTTGCGGTTGTCGGAAACGCTACAGCAGGACCACTGGGTAGTACTTGGTTGCTTATGTAGTCGCGTGCTGTTCCGTCCTCAAATTCTTGTATTATGCCGCTGTAACCTATTGGGTACGTTGCTGTTTCGGCAGGGTCTACATTATTTAGCTTAGAAAAGGCGGCTACTGTTGCGTTTGTTGCACCAAATTTGGGAAAAGGCACGGCGTCTACGCCTGTTGCATTACCGTTGACAATGTCTTGTGCTACTGCGTCTAATTCACCGTATGCGGCGCTTGTGTCTATTGCTGTTACTGCGTCACGCCCAGCATATGTGTAGCAGTCGGCTAGTGTTAGCATGACTGTTGCGTAGTTGCCGTCGTCCTTAAAATCCATGTCAGTAACGACCATGTAAGCAACGTCAGCGGTGCTAGTCGTAGACCCGTCGTTAATGTCGCATGTTATACGTACTATTTTGTTAAACCATGTAAACGCCTGATATGTGCCGCCGCCTGACGGTGTAAAAATGTTGCCGGTGTTGTCTAGGTGCATGTAACCGCCAAACGTAGCAAAACGCCCTATTTGCACGTTCTGATGAATGCTAAACCCTAATACGTTGCTTGTTAGGTCTGTTGTTGTGCTAGCGTCTAGAAAATCGACCTGCCATGTGCTTGTAACGGTCATTTTCTTACAAGGTTGTTTACTGCTAGCGGTATGCTTCCGTTGCGCCTTACGTAGTCTTCTAGGGCTTGTACGACGTCGTTGCCGTCAGCACCAGCAGGCATGTTAACAGTTATGTTCATAGTGCCCATACCGCCCATTTTTGATAAGGGGATAACTGCTTCCGGTTCACCGCCTTCGCCGATCATAGCTAAAGTAGGACGCGTAACAATGCCACCACTAGCCAAGTTTGGTATAAATGGTGCTAATACTTTGCCTACTGGCGTTTCTGCAAATGATTTTCTAGCTGTTTCGCCTATTTCGCCGCCACCTGTTAGCACCGGACCTACAACTTGTTTAGATAGTTCAATTAGGCGTTTAATAAAATTGATTGCTTTTTCTACCGTTTTTATAAATTCTTTTGTGTCCTCAACTAAGAAGTCAAATATTTGCCCTAGTTTTTCGCGTGCTTCTGGTGACGTTGCTACAAGTAACGCTATAGCGCCTACTATTGCGCCTACTGCACCTGCTATAGCCGCCATGGGTACTACTGCAAGCATAAGCGAAGCTTGCAAAGAGCCTAACGCTACTTGAACTGTTGTGTACCATGCTGTTGCTATCATTGCGGCTTTAAAAAGTGCGTATGCTGTTGTTGCGCCACCTATTGCACCGGCTAACGCTGTGTATTCAAATTTGTTGTCTTTTATGTGTTGTACAACTGTGTCAAAAGCCTTCGGTATTTCTGTTTGCGCCATGTCGAATAGATTCTGCATTGCTGGTATAACGTCGTCATTTATGACGTCTTTTATTTTGTTAAAACCGGCTACTAACGCTGGTATAACCGTTTCGCCTACTATTTCCTTAATTGTGCTTGCTATCTTCGGTAGAAACTCTACTGCTAGGTCTTTAACTGGTATCAGTAATTCTTTAACTTTGTTAAATACGTCCTGTATTTTTGGTGACCAACCCTCAAATTTAGTTATAAGCCTGCCAGTAACGTCCGCCATTTTCTCAGCAATAGGCAACAACACCTGCCCCAACGTAATACCCAAATCCTTTAACCTAGCGTGCAGTATTCGTTGCGTGTTCGCCAAACCTTCACTAGTGCGCTTAAAATCGCCTGTAGCGCCCTGCTCTCCCAGTTGTTGCATAATAAGGCTATGGCGTGCAAGTATCTTCTGACCTTCGCTTAATTCCTCACCCTGCTCTATTAATCCCATGTTGAGGGCTTCTGTTTCGACAGCGGCGGCATTCATTAACACGCCAATAGATTGCAACGGTTCTACACTACCCCTAAGCCCAGCGTTAAGTTTCTCCAGTGCTTGTTCTGGTCGTAGATTATTAAAGCTAGCAACGTCAGCAGACAATGTAACTAGGTCGCTAGCGAAGCCGCTTAGTTCGTCGCCTGTCAAACCGGCGGCTTTACCAAACACACCAAACGATGACGACGCTTCTAGAAACTCTGCGCGTGACAGCCCTACTTCTGTAGCGGCACTTTTCGCGGCGTCCTCAATACCCTTTGCGGCGCTACCGAATATCTGATTTGCCTTAGATAGTGATTCTTCAAAATCAACTGCTAAACCTATGCTTTTAGCGCCCAAACCTGCAAATGCGGCACCAGCGGCAACACTAAATTTACCTATCTGCTTTGTGACGTTGCCCAGTGATTGTGTGGCTTTACCTAACGCTTTGCGTAACGGTTTGCTATCACCGGCAACAACTACGTTAATGATGCTGGTTTTTTTCGCCATTTATAAGCCTGCCTTACGCTGTATTTTCTTGACACCCTTAAAATAGGCGTTGAATACTTCGCCCCTGCGCTGGTCTAACGCATCATATAGAAACGGTTGCGGCTGTATACCTCTTGCTGGGAATCCAAAGTGTATGACGCCTGCATACGGTACCCGTTTAAACCCTGCCCGCACCCTACCTGCGGTTTTAGTTCCTGCTGGGCGTATCGTATCAGCTAGATTGCCTGTGCGTCGTGGCACTATGTCTTTAGCACGGTCACTTACAAGCGTAGCAACGTCAAGATTTAAGGCTTTTAGGTCTTCTAGGTCGTTCCCCATGCGGCGTAGCTCTCTGCGTAATTCTTTGACGCCTGTCGCTTTGATACTTTGTGCCATGTTACCTGTTTCGCTTACTTGCTCGTTCTCTCTCTTTTTGTATGTCGTTGTGCGCCATTGTCAACGCTCGTAACTCGTACGGATCGCATTCTAAAAGCTGTGTATAAGGTTGTCTGGTGATGAGCGCTAACCGAGCGATTGTATATGCTGTGGCTCGCTTGTTAAAAAATCGGGTTCACTCTCCACTAGCGTTATATCTGCTATTTCGGTGCTTACCCACTCATCAAACAACTTAACTACCCTGCCGCTTTCGCGTGTAGCGGTCCATGCAAGCCAGCATATATGCTCGATGCTTGGGTCGTTACTGAAAGCCCCAGCTAGTGTTGTCTTAAATTCGCGTTCGAATGCTATTGCTGTCTTTAGGCTTATTGACACTGTATACGCGTCGCTGTCACCGCTTGGCGTAATTTGTAGCCTGATGTCTGACCCTAGCATCTACTAGCTCGTTGCCTTTACGGGCGCCGCCGCCAGTTGCCAAGATATTGAATGCGTAGCTAATTCACCAATTGAACCATTAATTGAGTCCCATTCAGTCACTACACAACTGCAGGTAAAAGACGGGTTGGTCGCCGAGACGCTACCGCTTGCAGGTTTAACTACTACTGTCGTTACTGTGCCTATTAATGGGTAAATGGTTGCTTCTGTCTTTGACGCCGCAAAATCAGCATTGAAATCTATATCAATAGTGCCGTTTGTCAATCCGCCTATAAATGTGCGCGCGCTGTCACCCATAGCGGTTGTTTCTAAACTGTCGGCGCTTTGCGACAACGTCACGCTGGTAACGTAACTGCTTAGATCAACGCTATTAATGGTAACGCTTGCGTCGTTTAGCATAAATTCTGCCATTGTTTACTTATCCTTTTTTGTTGTAGGGTTTGTTTCTTTCAAATGTCCGCCCAGTATTAGGGCTTCTATGTTTGCGCCTGCTAACTGCTTATCTGTTACGCTGTCGCCTTTTTCGTGACCACTAAGGTTATCAGATGTCACTTCGTATTTACTCATGCGAGTACCTCCAAATCTAACTGTACGCCTAAGAATACCGCATCCGCAAAGGTTATGGGTCCATAGTTGCGTGCATTCGTAACTGTAACGCTTTTCGCTTCGCTACCTAGTGTCTGATCGGCTTCTAATGCTGTTGGCACCGTCACAAGATAATCGTTAAGCAGTTCCTGATTTGCTGTACTCTCGAAACGTTGCGCCGCTACCACAATATCAAACCGGCACGTTGCTAGCCCAGCGGCTACTGTACCCATTGCTTCATGGAACGTAATCGCATTGTTACTGGGCACGACTATAGCGCATGGTGGTGTAAGAAAGTCTGGAACGTAGTCATAACAACTTACAAATGCTTGCGGACTGCTGACGGCTTCTAACCGTGTTTTAATGCCTGCCCTAATGTTGTCGTAATCCACGACTATGCCGCCGCCGGTAGTTTCAACCCTCGTAGTAACGCTATCACTTCTGGGTCCGTCCTCGATATACGAACGAAGCCGACATCTACGCTACCAGCCTGAAAGCCTAACGGACTGCTACGACGCTGATATAGCCTAGCGGCTATGACTAGCGCGCATTGCTTAACCTGATCAGGTACAGTCATCGCATAACCATAGAACGCTGTTACCTGCAACGTAGGGCGCCCGTAACGTCCCCTAGTGAATGAATCACCGTCAACACGCCTAATTACCCTGTATGGCGCTGTGTTGCCGTCTAGAACGTAATCTGTAGTGATTGTCAGCGTTGTATCGTAGGTGCCGTCTAGGTTTGTGTCTTCCTTAACAACTAATGAATCAGTTTTAGCAATATCGTCAACGTATACGGTGTAGTCGTCATAGGCTACATACGTTTTAGCGGTAGCGCTACTAGGTACTACGAATGTGCGCCCAGTGAGCTGATTAATCTCACCTTCTGCGGCAAGTATGGCGTTATCTATCGCTGTATCTTCTGACGTGGTGTCTGAAGGTATGCCAAGATAGGTTTTAACTAAGGCTTGCGTTGTGTAATTGGGCATAGCCTACTTCTTCTTAGCAGGTGCCTTTTTAGCAGGTGCCTTTTTAGCTGTTTCCTTCTTAGGTTTGTTTACTCGGCTAGGTGCTTGTTTTTCCCATAATGATTTTGACATTGTGTCCCTTTCTGAGAGGTGAGAGACGGCACCGGCTACCAGTGCCGCCCCTCAAGACTCAATTTAGAATGGATTTACCAATCCGGTGCCTGACAGCATACTAATTGATGCTGGGTAGCGCCCACCAATAAAGCATGCGTACTGGTATGCAACAAGCGTAACCGTGAGGTTTAAGCCTGCTGTTTGGTCCATTCGCACCATTACTGGTTGTGTGTTGTCTTCAAATAGGAGCATGTCTGCGCGTCGAACAATGAAGATTACGTCTTCGTTGCCGCCTGCACCTGCCGCAGTTGATATCTTGCCTGATGTTACTACTGGCAGACCTGCAACGCTTGCGCCTGTGACGCCGTAACCTGCAACTGGTCCTACACCCATAGAATTGGTAGGAACCTGCTGGCTGGGTACAACAAGGGGGCGTCCGCTAGAATCTGTCTCACTTTGTAAGAAAGCTAATCTTCGTGGGTGCATTACCAAAAGATCAGCGCCTGCAAAACGGTTGCTGTTTATTTGTTGTATGCCGTCTACAATTTTTTTGTAGAGTTCAGCGCCTGTAGGTGACCCGTCAGTATAGGTGACACTGTTAATGCCACTAATGTTTGATAGTCCAAGCAAGTTGCCTGATGACCCTGAACCGTTAAGTACTTGGTCTTCTAGCACTGTTGCTACTGCGCCCATCATGTCAGCGGCGATAAGTGTATCTATGCCGGTGCCACGATCAATGGCTTGCCTTGATATTTGCTGACCAGAAGCGATAGTGCGAACGTCTACGGTAAGTAGGGTGTCGTCAATATCTGTTTCTGATACT